TCGCTGCGTGCTTGGACATCGACGCTTAAATATAATGATGGGGCGGTTTCGGCTGCCCCATCTTCACCCGATAGGGGGATAATATGAAAATTAAATGCAAGCGGAATATTCTGATCGGCGGTAAAGCGCACGAAATTGGCGATATTGTCGAAGTGGCTGAGAATGTGGGTTTCGATTTGGTTAATACTGGCAAAGTCGAAGTTTATGAAGAAAAGCAAGGCATCACTGATCGGGCTATTGGCCTAACAAAGAAATCAGCGGCCAGCCTAGTAAAGCGGAACACAAAGAAAAAATGACAATCAAACTTGTTAAAATTACAACGCTCAAAGACTGTCAAGCGGGTTCAGTCGGGATTATGCTTGCCGGTGAAGATCACGATGTTCGTCAAGATGAGGCGAACAAGCTGATTGATCGCGGTTATGCAAAGCTATGGTCGGCCAAAGTGGCTAAAGTGGCTAAAGTGGACGCTGACTAATGGCAGTCGAAACCGCAGATGACCGCGCCATCTTTGTTGGCGTTGATGATTTCGGGGTTGCTGCGACCTATAATGCGACCACGATCAATGGCATCTTTGATAATGATTTTGTCGAGGTTGACGCTGGCGGGGGCGTTGGCTTTGCATTACAACAGCCGCGATTTGTTTGCCGCACCGCAGACGTATCAACAGCCGCTGAAGGCGATACAATTACGATCAACGCGGTGGCCTATACGATGCGGATTGTGCAGGACGACGGGACTGGTATGACCACGCTGGTATTGGAGAAACAATAATGGCGCACGTCCGGCAGCAAATCCGCGACCAGATCGTGACGACATTGACGGGATTGACCACAACCGGCAGCAACGTATTCCGCAGCCGTATCTTTCCGCTGGAACAGACAAAGTTGCCAGCTTTATGTATTTTTACCAAGAGCGAAGCCACCGAATTTGATACAATCACGCTGGCGCGTTCTGTGAATAGAGTTTTAGACGTTGCCGTTGAGGCATATGTTATTGGCACAGCGAATTACGATAATGCGCTGGACACTATTGCGGTTGAGGTTGAAGAGGCCATTGCCGCTGATGTAACGCTAAACAATCTGGCAAAAGATGCACAGGTTGTTGCGTTTGAAGCTGACTATTCGGGCGATGGCGAACAGCCGGTGGCCGTTGGTCGGTTTACTCTTTCGGTGCAATACCGCACCAAAGAAAATGACGTTGAAACTGCCGTTTAGGAGATATAACGATGGCGACTTTTAAAGGAAACGATGGTGTCGTTCTAATCGGCACAGACGTAATGGCTGAAGTGATTAGCTTTTCTGTTGATGAGACCGCTGACACTATTGAAGATACAGTGATGGGCGACACAGCTAAAACATACAAGGCCAGTTTTCAAGACTTCACAGCTACCGTAGAATGTTATTTTGATGACACTGATACAGCGCAAAACAACGTGACCGCTGGCGATACCGTTGTACTTAAGCTGGGTATGGAAGGCAATACAACGGGCGACCACCTTCTGACGGGTTCAGCGATTGTCACCAGCCGTTCAATCGGTGTAACATCTGATGGCATTAACACCGCCACCTATTCGCTGCAAGGCACTGGTGGCCTAACTGAAACAGTCGTTTAAGGGGTAAATTATGGGTTTGGGAGAACAGATCGCCGCAAGGCGTAACCGCGACCGCAAGGTCATTAAAGTTGATGAGTGGGGCGAAGATGGGCAACCTTTGGTTATTTATTCTGGAGCCATTACCGCCGGAGACATCGACAAGCTGCAAAGAAAGCATAAAGACTTTCTTAACAATATGACGATCAGCGGTATGGTTGATCTGATTATTACCAAAGCTGAAGATGCCGATGGAAAGCGACTGTTTACGCTAGAAGATAAAATGCACCTAATGGGTGACAGCGTGGCCTTGATTGCTGATATTGCTGGGCAGATGTTTGGTGATGTTGAAAGCGTTGGGGATGCGGAAAAAAACTAAAGGGCGACCCGTTGAGGCTGAATATGCTGGCCTTGGCGGATCGCCTACACAAGACACAGCCAGAGATTGAAGAACTAACTCTGACAGAACTGAACGAATGGTTCGCATATTTTAAGGTGATCGAAGATGGCAATAAAAAATAATATTCCAATTCTAATCACTGCTAAATATGCGGCTCAAGGCGCATTTAATAAACTAAACAAATCGCTGAGCCTTGTTCGCAAGGCACTATTTAATTTCAAGGTCGGTTTGACCGCTGTTGCTGGCGCGGCTGGTATTGGCTTGCTGGTCAAGTCATCACTGCAAAGCATCGATACGCTGGGCAAGACCGCCACAAAGCTGGGCGTTACCAGTCAAGCATTACAAAAACTGCGATATGCGTCTAATCTGGCTGGTGTTGAAACGCGCACAGTCGATATGGCGGTGCAGCGGTTTACGCGGCGTTTGTCTGAAGCTGCAAACGGCACTGGCGAGGCTAAAGACGCGCTTAAAGAACTTGGTCTGAACGCCAAAGAACTAGCTAAACAACCACTTGATAAGCAGATGCTTGCGCTTGCTGATGCGTTTGATGACGTACAAAACAGCGGCGATAAAGTGCGGCTTGCGTTTAAGCTGTTCGACAGTGAGGGCGTGGCGTTTGTAAACACGCTAGAAGGCGGCAGCGCAGCCTTGCGTGAAATGTTTAATGAAGCTGAAAGCCTTGGCTTTATTTTATCATCAAGCGCGGTTAAGGGCGTTGAAGAAACAAACGATGCCATTGCAAAGTTGATGACAATGTTTGCCGGTGTTCGTGATCAGATCGTTGCCGGATTAGCACCGGCGTTTCGAGTAATCGTTGATTTGATTAGGGAAAAGCTAGTCAATGCTATTGATAAAGCAAAGGGTATGGAAAATTTCACCAAAGCCCTTGCGCTTGCCATTGTCGATATGGCGCAAAATATCGGCGAAAGCATACAGAAATTTGTTAATAGAATGGTTGATGGCATAAATTTAATTATTGATGCCGCAAAAGCATTGGGCAGATTTATTAAAGCTGATCTTTTAGCTAATTTAGAAAATGCGACTAAATACAATTTTATGGATAAGGCTTTTTTTCAAAAGTTGCGTGATGCTATAAATGAAACCGGTGGCGCAACTAGAGACTTTGGCAATGATATTGGTAATAGCACACCAAAAGTTTTAACATTAGCTGAAGCACTAAAAGAATTAAAAGAAAAAGGCGAAGCTGTTAAAGAGGGGCTTGGCGAGGCTGCGGTGCGTGGCGTTAAATCTCTGGAAGATGCGCTTGTTGACTTGTCAATGGGAACGACCAGCGTAAAAGAGGCTTTTAAAAATATGGCAAAATCTATTATTGCCGATTTGATCCGCATCCAAATCCAGCAAAATATCACAAAGCCACTTTCTAATATTATTTCTGGTATGTTTGGTGCGCCAGCAGGTGGCACAGCACCGCAAGCAAAAGCCATTGGCGGTTCTGTTCGCGCTAATTCGCCATATATGGTTGGCGAAAACGGCAGAGAATTGTTCGTTCCAAATAGCAGCGGCACTATAGTGCCAAACAACAAGCTAGGTGGCGGTGTAGTCGTCAATCAGACAATCAACCTATCGGCTGGCGTTTCGCAAACTGTACGCGCTGAAGTGATGCAGATGATGCCGCAAATACAAGAGGCATCAAAGGCGGCTGTGCTTGACGCAAGACGGCGCGGCGGTTCATTCAGTGCGGCATTCGGGTGATTTAAATGGCAATTTCATATCCACTAACATTTCCGACACAGACCGGCATCGCCAGCGTTAATTTGCACGCGATTAACAGCGTTGCAATTAGTCAAAGCCCATTCACTTACAAGCAGCAAGTGGTGGCGCACACAGGCCAACGCTGGGAAGCTGAGATAACTTTGCCGCCGATGCAGCGCGCCGATGCTGAGGTTTGGGTTGCATTTCTGCTATCGCTTAAAGGTATGCGCGGCACGTTCTTGATGGGCGACCCTAACTGCGCCACAGCACGCGGCAGCGCATCAACTGCGGCTGGCACGCCAGTGGTTAATGGCGCAAGCCAGACCGGCGATAGTTTGACTGTGGACGGCTTGCCGGTTAGCGCGACTGGTTATCTGCTTGCTGGCGATTACATCCAGCTAGGCGGCGGTTCTAGCGCGACGCTGCACAAGGTTTTGACCAACGTAGACAGTAATGCGTCAGGACAGGCAACGCTTGATCTGTGGCCGCATATTCGGACAGCACCGGCAGATGACAGCGCAATTGTGGTTGCTAACGCGGTTGGTAATTTCCGGCTTTCCACAAATCAATCAGACTGGTCTATCAACAACGCCAGCTTTTATGGCATCACGTTTCCGGCCATCGAGGTTATCGTATGAGCCGCGAACTAACCCAAAGCATTATTGACAATTTAGAAGCGGCAGAGGTTCAGCCGCTTTTTGCTGTTGAACTATATCTGGACACGCAAACGCTGTATATGTGGACTGGCATCGGTGATTTAGTATTTGGTAACAATACATATATCGGAACAGGCCAGTTTCTTGAAATCAGTGAACTGCAAGAGACTGCGGAGATATCGGCAAAGGGTGCGACTGTTAGCTTGTCCGGCATTCCGTCTGAATTGATTTCGCTGGCGATCAGTGAGCCATATCAAGGCCGCAAGTGCAAAATCCTATTTGGTTTGATTGATGCTGACCGGCAATTCTTGATGCTGGAAAACGGCAGCTATTTGCTGGCTGAAGATGGAAGCCGGATTGACGTTTCGCAGGGTGCAGTCACGCCGGTCGTCGAGGTGTTTAACGGCTATATTGACCAGATGACCATTATGGAAGGTGCTGAGACTAGCACCATTGCAATATCAGTCGAAAGCCGTCTAATCGACTTGGAACGTGCGCGGATTTTCAGATACAACGATCAGAACCAAAAAGCCAGATACCCAAATGATCGCGGTTTTGAGTTTGTCGAAGATTTGCAAGATAAAAAGTTTAACTGGGGGCGTGGGTGAGACTTGATGATTGGCCGGAAAGATTTGATGCGTTTATAGAGGAATGGCGATACAGGCCGTTTTGCTGGGCGCAATTTGACTGCATTAGGTTTGCGGATGAGGCGCATTATGTGCAGACCGGCAAGCACATTTTTAATGATTGGTTTGGAACCTATACAACTGAATGGGGCGCGTATCTAAATTATCATCGGCAGCTAAAGCGCAGCGGTCATTACAACATTATAAAGGCCATTAATAGCCGTTTAAAGGCCGCTGACTGGATTGTGCCGCCAAGGGGTGCGATCATAGGGCGGGGCGACTACGGGGCGTTGATGGTCACTGAAATCGCTTTAGGCGTTGCGCTAGGTGATAAGGTTGCGTTTTTAGGTTATGATGGTCTGGAATTTTCACCAGTTAAGCCAACTGATTTGATTTGGGTTGTAGAATGAACAAGATCACGCTGCTAAAAACCACAACATCGCTGACATCTGCGGCGATGATTGCCCTTATTCCTGAAGCAGCGTATGCAATGCCGCCGGTTGTGGTCGCTGCGGCGACGGCTGCTTTGGCAAGTACAGCGGCTGCGTGGGTGATGGGTACGCTCACAGTCAGCTTTATGACTGCGTTTATGACATCATTTGCGCTGAATGTTGCGCTTGGCCTTATCAGCCAGTCACTTGCACCAAAGCCAAATGCAGGCGGCCAGCCTGCCGGAACGTCTGCGATTTTGGTCAGTGGCTTGTCGCCTGTCGCAGATCACCAGATCATTTATGGCCGCACAAAAATCGGCGGTGCTGTCGTTTATAAAGAGGCCACAGACAACAATAAATTTATGCACATTGTTGTTGCACTGGCCGGTCACGAGGTCGAAGAAATCGAAACAGTTTATTTGAATGATGAGGCTGTAACGATTGACGATGATGGCTTTGTAACTGCGCCAAGCAAATATGTAATCGAAGAGGATGGCGAGCCAACAAGGTATGTTGTGCGGATCAATAAGCATCTGGGATCGGCAACGCAAGCGGCAGATGAGGATTTGGTCAGTGAAAGTGCTGGCAAGTGGACAAACGATCACAGGTTGCAAGGCGTTGCCTATATTTATGCGCGGCTAGAGTTTGAGGCTGACGCATTTCCGAATGGTGAACCAAACATAACTGCAATCGTTAAAGGCAAAAAGGTCTATGACCCGCGCACCGAAACCACTGCTTATTCTGATAATGCCGCGCTTTGTTTCCGCGATTATTTGACAAGCGATTTTGGCCTAAATTCAGACGCAGATGAAATTGATGACGCGCTAATCATTACAGCGGCAAATATCTGCGATGAAGATGTATCACTGGCGGTCGGCGGAACAGAAAAACGTTACACTACCAACGGCGCATTTTCGACCGGCGTTAAACCGGCAGACGCTATTGATAGCCTGTTGCGGCCAATGGGCGGGATGCTGTGGTATTCACAAGGGAAGTGGCGCGTGAAGTCTGCGGCTTATGTCACGCCAACGCTGGTATTTGATGAAGATGATTTGCGAAGCACGTTGCAGATCAACACGCGGCATTCGCGGCGCGACAACTTTAACATCGTGCGCGGTACATTTCGCGGGGCTGAAAGCAATTGGCAGTTTAGTGATTTCCCAGAAATCAAAAGCAACACGTTCATCCAAGTCGACAACGGGCAAGAAAGCGCGATGGATTTGGAATTGGGGATGGTGTCATCTGCGGCCACTGCGCAGCGGATTGCCAAGATTGCCCTTTATCAGAACCGCGAACAGCTAACATTGTCAGCCAGTTTTGGCTTGCGTGCTTTCCAGTTGCAAGTCGGTGACGTTATTTTGTTCAACAATAGCCGCGCTGGTTTTGTCAATAAGCCGTTTGAAGTGTTGTCTTGGACGTTTGCACCGGACGGGAATGGTGCGCTAGAAGTCAAGATGACACTGCGCGAAACATCTGCGGCAGTCTATAGCTGGGCGACTGAAGAAAGCGCATTTGAAACAAATAACACAACGCTTGCCGACCCGTTTGACGTTCCGGCCATTGGTCTGAACATTAGCAGCGAAGCGCGGGTGATTAACGAGCATCTAACAAATGTTATAATCGCCGAAGTCACATCTGCATCACCGGAACGCATCGACAACATCGAGGTGCAATATCGCAAAGTCGGTCAGACAGTTTATTCCACTGGTCACGTCGGCGACCTTGGCCGCGTTGAAATTCTTGACGTTGAAGATAGCGATTACGATATTCGCGCAAGAGCGATCAACACATTCGGCATTAAAGGTGACTTTACAACGCGGCTTGGCGTAACTGTTCAAGGTTTGGCTGATCCACCGGCTGACATTACCGGCTTTATTGGCAACGTGACCGCTGGTGGCTTGCATCTGGAATGGGAACCAGTGCCAGACCTTGATTTGTCGTTTTATCGCATTCGCTATAGCAGCCAATCAACCGGCGCGACATACGCAAACAGCACCACAGCAGTTAATAAGGTTGCAAGACCAGCCAATAGCGTCACAGTGCCGCCGCGTGCTGGCACATATATGATTAAAGCCTATGACAAATCTGGCAATGCCAGCGTCAATTACACCAGCCTAGTCATTAGCCAGAATGATTTGCGCGTGTTTGCTAACACGTTGACACAGACAGAAGACCCATCATTTAGCGGCAGCAAGACCGGATGTTCAATTATTTCCGGCGATTTGCGGATAACCAACCCAGCGACCGCACCAACAACCGCAACATATGATTTCAGCAATTATATTGACACAGGATCGGTCAACTTGTGCGAAGTGACAATGCCAATGGACGTTGTGCGGATTGATAATAATGCGGCTTTGTGGGATAGTATCACTGGCAATTGGGATAGCTTTGCTGGCAATTGGGATGACTGGACAGGATCGGTGCAATTCACCGATACAAATGTTTTGCAATACATTTCGATCACTGATGATGATCCGGCTGGGTCGCCAACTTGGTCGGCATATAAACAGTTTAAAACTGGTGACTTTTCAGGACGCGCGTTTAGGTTTAGAATAGAACTGCAATCGACCAGCGATGACGTTACGCCAAGCATTGATGAATTAGCGGCAAAAGTTAGGTACGGGTAATGGCTACACACGATTATGTAATTGACAACCAATCAGCCCCATCGGCGCGGTCTGATATCAACAACGTGTTGCAAGCGATTGTGACTAACAATAGCAGCACAACCGCGCCATCGGTTACATATGCCGGTATGTGGTGGCTTGATACCACAAACAATCAAATGAAACTGCGCGACAAGGATAACGCTGCGTGGGTGATTGTTGGCGAGTTGGATGTGACTAATGACCGCTGGAAGCTGATCAGCGACAGCCTAAAAGCTGCATCTGCTGGCGGCATTGACGTGCTAAACAGCAGCGGCACAAAAATCATTGATTTGCAAGTGGCATCACAAGCCACAGCCGAAGCTGGAACGAATAACACTGAATTGATGACGCCATTACGCACAGCGCAAGCGATTGCTGAAAATGCGGTGTCTTATCCGCAAGTCATCACAACGCTGACCAGCGGCACAAGCTATACCATCCCATCTGGCGCACAAGCTGTTTTGATCAAAGCATCCGGCGGCGGCGGCGGTGGTTCTGTTCACGCCAATCCTGCAATCGGCGGTCTTGGAACAAACAGTGTAACGCTTGGCGGCGATGGTGGCACAACAACGGTGAGCAACGGCACGCTAGGTATTGCCATCACTGCGGCTGGTGGGGCAAATGGCACCAATATGTCTAGTGATGTTGGCACAGCTAATTGGCACACAAATGTCGGCGCGGCATCGGCTGGCGGTGATATTTTTTACAACGCTGGCGCATCTGGTGGCAGATCAACCACAAATAACTTTGATGGCGGTCGTGAAGATGGTGGTGCGGGTGTTCTAGTGCAAAAATATGTGACTGGTGCAACGGTTGGCGGTCAAGTTTTGTCCTATTCTATAGGTGCTGGCGGCACTGCTACAACTAACGGCGGCAGCATTCAGCCCGAAGCCGGACGATCCGGTTATATTGAACTCTGGATTTGGTAGGTAAAAAATGGCCGATAAAAAAATATCCGAATTAGTATCTATCACCGGCAGCGCAACGGCGGCTGACGATTACTTTGTGGTGGTCGATACATCTGGCGCAGTTACCTACAAGATAAGTCGCGAAGAATTAAACAACGCGATTGAACAGGATGTGCTGTCATCTATAGAAATCACCGATATCACCAACGATGTAAATGTGCAAGGCACTGTGACGGCTGATGGGCTGACTATTAGTGAAAATGTATCAAGTCCGGTTGGAATTACTATTAACAACCCTAGTGGCAGTACAAATGGAGATGTCATTCTTCAATTTACTACACCTTCGGTAACAACAACGATAGGTATTGATGCTACAGGCACAGACATATTCAAAATATCTAATAGTTCTGCATTAGGCACAAGTGACGTTCTAGCAATCGACAGCAGCGGAAACGTGGGCATTGGGACTAGCAGCCCTGTTTCAAAACTTGACTTAGCGTCAGGTAATATTACCATTTCTAACTCCACTAACGCCCCATATATTAACTTTGTAGAAAACACTACAAGGTCGCAGTCTCTTTCTCGCATTACTATGGATCAAGTAAGCGGGACTGCGGGTCAATTGCTGTTCAGCACAACTACTGGCGGCACTTTATCAGAAGCAATGCGCATCACATCAACTGGCAACGTGGGCATTGGTGATTCAGCCCCGTCTGCAAAACTAGTTTTACGAGATTCTTCTGACTTTAAGTTTGTTATGTCAAAGACAGGGGCTTCTGCGTTTGAGATTGCAAATAACGGAACTTCTGGAACAGCCCTTACGGTTCAAGACCCTTACCCGTTGATTTTTGGCACTCACAATACAGAACGTATGCGCATCACCAGCACAGGTGAACTACTTGTAGGTACAACATCAGACACAATGCCAGCAGCGGCAGCGGCAGGTCAGGCTATTATGGCTGGCACAAGAACCTTTATTGCTACTGAAACAGGTGGCGATACTATTTTAGGTGGTACAACTGGCAGTAACTTTACTGCCATTTATCAAGGCGGCTCAGAAAAAATGCGCATCGGCAGCACCGGCAACGTGGGCATTGGGACGACTTCGCCTTCTGAATTGTTACACATTAAAAATGCAAGCGGGGATGCGGCGGTTCGTATCGACGGCAGCACTCGTAGTTTTAAAATCGAACAGAATAACTATGGTTTACGTTTTGCAGATGTGAGTGCTGGTTCAGCGGAGCGTTTGCGTATCACAGCAGGTGGCGACTTGCTGGTGGGGACTACTGACACTGTGCCGTCTAACAACGGTGCGGGTGGTGACGCTGGTGTGGCAATCAGCCCAGATGGTGTGTTTCGTGCAGCACGAAGCAGCAACGTATCACTTGATATAAATAGAATGGACACCAACGGCGACATTGCAGCATTTCGTAAAGACGGCAGCACTGTGGGTGGTATTGGGACGAATGGTAGCGGGCGTCTGTGTATTGGGTCTGGAGATACGGGTCTTGATTTTGAAGCGGGTAATAATGCGATAAGACCCTGCTCCGGTTCCTCTGGTGCCGCAAGGGATAATGCTATTGATTTAGGTCGCCCAGATGTTCGCTTTGACGACATATACGCCACCAACGGCACTATCCAAACCTCTGACCAGAACGAAAAGCAGCAAATCGCAGCACTGACTGACGCTGAAATGACAGCCGCTAAAGCCATCAGCGCACTGTTTAAGACCTTCAAATGGAACAGCGCAGTTACTGAGAAAGGCGATGCAGCCAGAACACACGCTGGCGTAATTGCACAGGACGTTCAAGCAGCTATGACTGCCGCTGGCTTGGATGCTGGTGACTATGCGTTCTTTATTAGCAGCACTTGGTATGTTGATGCTGATGGCAACGAAGTAGAAGCTGACGCGGAAGGTGCTATTGAAAAGAACCGCAAGGGCATCCGCTATCCAGAGCTGCTTGCCTTTGTGGGTGCTGCAACTGAACAACGGCTGGCTAGCATTGAAACACGCCTAGCCGCACTAGAAGCCAATTAACAGGAGAAACAAATGGCTAACACATACAACTGGGCGTTCAACTTTGACGTCTGCAATCACGAGCAAAACGGCCACGCTGACTGCATCCAAACTATTCACTGGCGCATAACAGCTACCAGCGACAGCGTTACAAATGCGGAGGGTCAGCCGCTTTCTGTTAGCGCATACGGCACAGCCGGTTTGACAACGCCAGAAGCAGACGATGCTGACTATGTAGCGTTTGACGATATCACGCCGGATTGGGCTAAGGCAAAAACTTTAGAGAGCTTGGGCAAGACAGAAGCCGAAATGCAGGGCATATTAGACGAACAACTTGCGGCATTGGCATCACCGCCAACCCGCCAAGCAGTACCGGCAGGATGGTGAAATGAGCGAAGAAAACAAGGTCATCATAGACGTTGCGGCTGGCACAGGCACATTTGCTGCGTGGGTTGGAATGATGCCCGACATCGTGGCCTTGTTTACGGGCGTTTGGGTGCTGATCCGTATATGGGAAACAGACACCATTAAACGCTTAACTGGTCGTGTTTAAGGCGGTTGTTCTAGCTTGCGTAATAGGCGCACCAACCGAATGTGTCGAGTTTCATTCATACATTTACAGCGAAACGCGGGAAGATTGCCGCAAACGTGCCTTTGAAATGTCACGCGATATTGGGGAGATTGCTAACTTGATGCCGATGAAGTGGCGGTGTCAGCGACTTGCGGAAGGTCAGCTATCTTGGAACCAGTCACAGCGGCACTTGCTGGTATCAGCTTAGTCAAAGCCAGCGTCGAGTTTATCAAATCCAACATAAACACCGCCAAAGATATTGGCGAGATTGCCGGTCAGATTGATGCGCTGTTCACCGGCCAAAAGCAGGTGCAAGAAGCCAGCAACAAAAAAACGGGTTTGGGCATAGCTGATCAATTTGGCGTGCAGTCGGTCGCAAAGGAAATGATCGACGCAAAGCTGGCTGCGGAGCAAATTGCAGAGGTTGCGCGTATGGTCGATTTCCGCTTTGGTCACGGGACGTGGGCGGCGATACTAGCGGAGCGTGCCAAACGCATCCAAGATGCTAAGGAAGCGCGTGCAAGGGCTAGGAAAGCGGAATTGCTGCGGCAGCAAGAGATGCTTGAAAATTTTAAAATAGGGGCTATTGCTGTTGGGTTGGTTGTGGTTATCATTGGGCTGTTTATCGGCGTATTAACAGCAACGGCAAGTCCAGTATATGTCTGAAACGCTGAAAGGCTTAGAAGGTGAATATATTGCGCTTGCTGCAATTACGTCTATGGGATGGAAAACAACGCATTGCCCGATGGATCGGATTGATGTGCTGGCGTTCTTTGATCAGACGTTTTTACGCATACAAGTTAAGACTGCTAGTCTTTTGGGTAATAAAGATGGTCGATCTCCGCGTCATCACTTTCAAATGGGTCACGGCTGCAAAGCAAAGCATTTGCCAACTAGGGAAGATTACGATGTTTTGTGCCTTGTTTCCCCCAATGCCAGACGCTGTATCTTCATCGAGGTTGGCGCGGTTCAGCAATTCAGTATGCGACTTTCGCCGACACGCTTTACTGAGGCTGCGGAACGTGAAAGCTGGGATAAGGCGGTTGATTACGTTTTGGAGATGAGACGATGAATATGGATCAGTTACGGGAAGAAATAGCCAGCGATGAGGGTGTTCGGCTAGATATTTATTTGGATCATCTTGGCTTGCCTACTGTCGGCATCGGGCATTTGATCCGCGAAGCTGATGCGGAACACGGCAAACCTGTCGGCACGCAGATCACGCCGGAACGCTGTCGGCAGCTATTTGCGCTTGATATCGTAGTCACTGTCGAAGATTGCCGGTCGCTGTTTGAAAATTGGGATGATTTGCCGGAAGAATGTCAGCTAATCTTAGCCAATATGGCGTTCAACTTAGGCAGAAATCGCCTTGGCCGCTTCTTAAAGCTGCGTGCAGCTATAGCTAATTATGATTATGATGAGGCGGCAACCCAGATGGCAGATAGCAAATGGGCAAGGCAAGTGCCTAATCGGGCTGGCAGACTTATTGATCGGATGAGGGATTTATCAGATGCTTAATTTATTGATATCACCGCTGGCAAATCTGGCATCAACGTGGCTTGAAGGCAAGGTTGAAACCAGCAAAGCAGCGGCAGAAACAAAAGTTGCACAAGCTAAAGCAGCGGCCACTATTGCCCAGAAACAAGCCACAGGCGAAATTGACTGGGATTTAAAGATGGCAGATGCCACAGCAACAAGCTGGAAAGACGAATGGCTGACCATCTTGTTTAGCATTCCGCTGATCTTGGCGTTTTGCGGTGATTGGGGTCGGTCTATTGTTGCTGATGGCTTTGCTGCGCTTGAGGCTATGCCAGATTATTATCAATACACGCTTGGCACCATCGTTGCAGCCAGCTTTGGTATGCGGTCAGCAAGCAAGTTTTTCGGCAAAAAGTAAGGCGGCTATTCGAGCCGCCATACCCGCCACCCGTCATCCATTTTGCGGGTAGTATATTTTAGGCCGCGATACCGCAGCGCGTCACGCAACGACATTGCTTTGTCATAAGTATCGCAAAGCACGCTGTCGCCTATTTCCATATCATTGATGATTTCAATCTTGCTGCGACCGGCTGGCGGCACCGGCACGTTCTTTTCTATTTGCATTGATTATGTCCAATCTTTCCCGAAAGCATCCAAGATGCAGAATTTGTTTGTCGCCATCAACAACCCAGTCTGGGTCGCTAAAGCGCAGGGTCTTATCGCACCATACGCACCGACCTTGTGCATTTGAGGCCGGTGCATAGGTTATTTTCTTTTTAGAACGGGATCGCATCGGCTAAAGGCTGCATCTGTTCTGCCCTTGGCGCATCCTGTTCCTTTGGTGGCATTGGGTCGCTAATTGCAGCCGACATATATTTATTGCCCGCTGCGCTTTCGCGTATCCACAGCGCAATGCGCTTTTCAACGCCATCGACGTTAATCTTGCCGGTGTAGTCTGGCTGATTTTCGGCGGTCTTGTCGTTGTTTTTAAAGATCGCGCCGCGATTAGTGTTATCATAGTCAGTCATTAGACAATTCTTCCTTCCGTTTTTTGAACATTGAAAGTTGATCATCGGGGCATTTTATGCCGCCTGCCCCGTACAGCTTTGTGTAAAGCGCGTTGACATCACGCACGCTTTCACAGGCATCTAATTTTTCAGCTAGGACGTTGTTGGAGGCGGGGACAGCCGCCGGAGTGGATGCGACGACTGCCCCCTTTGGTTTAGGCTGCGAACGGGAGGGAAACGCGCCACCACCGCTTGCGAGATTACCATCATCGTCATTGCTATTCAATCCGAACA